AAGAAAAATTAGATTACTTTAGACACGCTAGAAAAAATACATTAGAAGAATTTTTTATTTAAGATATGCCTATGTCAATAACAAAAGAGAGTTATGAGGATTTAAAACCTTATTGGGATTTTCAGCGTAAAATACAATTCAATAAGGAAAAAATTAAAGCTGTAGCTGAGCAATTTGAAAAACGAATACATAATGAATTTGGTGCAATGAGTAGTAAAGATTTATATGAAATGATGTGGAATAGATGTACGCAAGAAGATTATGATGAACCACATCCAAATTGGATACCTGAAGATGAAAAGTTAAGACTTTGGTGGGAGGGAGAACCTAAACCACACCATTTAGCAATAGAGCCTCCTATGAAAAAAGGGAGACCAGTTGTTTTAAGAGCAAAAAATTTCTATGAATTAGATAGAGAAATTAGGGATGTATTTGGTAAAGATGATGAGGAACCAAGTCATTGGTGAGTTATTGACAAATACAAATAAAAGTGTATAATAGTATAAAGGATGATAAATGAGTGATTTTTTAAAAGACATAATAAAAGAAACTGGAAATGAATATGCTTCATTAGTAAGTGAAGGAGTTGAGGCAGGAGATGTACATAGTTATATTGATACAGGCTCGTATGCTTTAAATGCTTTATTATCTGGTTCAATCTTTGGAGGATTGCCATCAAACAAAATTACTGCTCTTGCAGGAGAAGCTGCAACGGGCAAAACTTTCTTTGCATTAGGAATAATCAAACATTTTTTAGATAAAAATAAGGACGGTGGCGTAGTGTTCTTTGAATCTGAAAGTGCTTTAACAAAAGATTTAGTTGAGAGCAGAGGAATTAATAGTAAAAGAGTTGTTATAGTTCCTGTTTCAACTGTACAAGAATTTAGATACCAAGCAATAAGAGTATTAGACAAATACATAGAACAAAAAGAAGAAGAACGAAAACCAATTATGTTTGTGTTAGATAGTTTAGGAATGCTATCAACAACAAAAGAAATGGAAGACACAGCCGAAGGAAAAGAAACCAGAGATATGACAAGGTCACAAATTGTCAAGGCTGCATTTAGAGTTTTAACATTGAAGTTAGGGAAAGCAAAAGTACCTATGATTATGACCAACCACACGTATTCAGTTATCGGGTCAATGTTCCCACAAAAAGAAATGGGTGGTGGAAGTGGATTAAAGTATGCTGCTAGTAATTGGTAATATAATCCATTGTTTAAATTATAAAAGTAGATTAACAAGAGAGAATGCTAGAGTAGATGTAAAATTAACTTATGATAAAGGATTAGATAGATATTATGGTTTATTAGATTTAGCAATTAAACATAATATATTTAAATCAGTATCAACAAGAATAGAATTACCAGACGGAACAAAACAATATGCTAAGACAATTAATAATGAACCTGATAAATTCTTTACTAAAGATATTCTCAATCAAATTGACAAAGTTGCCAAAAAAGAATTTCTTTATGGCCAAGACTAATAGAGGTTATGTTTTTGCTCAACGTGAGCAGGATGATTTTTCGTGTTTAAAAATTACAGAAGGTGAATACCAAGACGTTATATACAAGTATGGAAAAGTACAATTCGCAAGTGAAGAAACTTCAGGTGGTAAAATGCCTTTACGTTTCAATTATGAAGTTATGAAAAATCCTAACAACGTAGATACAGAAAATGAAAATTTTAGAAACAAAATCGGAGACATATTAGTTGAGGTTATGGAGGAACAAATAAAAGATGGCAAGTTATCAATCATCGGCAAATGAAAGATTTGAATTAACTTTATTAAGAAATTTAATTTATAATGAGGAGTTCACACGTAAAACTCTTCCCTTCCTAAAAGAGGATTATTTTAAAAATAGAGATGAAATAGTCCTCTTTAATACTATTAATAATTTTGTATTAAAATATAATACTCTTCCAACAAAAGAAGCGTTGGCAATAGATATAGCAAATTTAAAAACTATTACCGAAGAAGAAAATAAAAACATTTCACGCATATTAAATGAATTAGAACCAACTGAAATAGAACAACAATGGCTGTTAGATACAACAGAAAAATTTTGTAAAGAACGAGCAGTCCATAATGCAATACTTTCAGGTATTAAAATACTTGATGGTAAAGATAAACATAAAAATCCAGAATCAATCCCACACATATTATCAGAAGCACTTGCAGTTTCATTTGACCAACATATTGGACACGATTATTTAAAACAAACAAGTGACCGATATGATTATTACCATAAAGTAGAAGCAAGAGTTAAATTTGATTTAGCTTATTTTAATAGAATTACAAAAGGTGGTTTACCACCAAAGACTTTAAACGTTGCATTGGCAGGAACAGGTGTTGGTAAGTCTTTGTTTATGTGTCATTTAGCATCCTCATTTATACAACAAGGTAAAAATGTTTTATACATTACTTTAGAAATGGCAGAGGAAAGAATTGCAGAAAGAATAGACGCAAATCTTTTAGATGTAACCATAGATGAACTTTATGAAATGCCAAAACAATATTATGAAAGTAAAATTGAAAAACTACAAAGAAAAGTAAGTGGTCAATTAATTATAAAAGAATATCCAACAGCAGCGGCTCATACAGGTCACTTTAAAAATTTAATGGATGAATTAGCATTAAAGAAAACTTTTAAACCAGACGTAGTGTTTATTGATTATTTAAACATATGTGCTAGTAGTAGATTTAAAGGTGGGAACATATCATCTTATTTCTATATCAAAGCTATTGCTGAAGAATTAAGAGGTATGGCAGTAGAATATAATGTTCCAATTATGACTGCTACACAAACTACAAGAGCAGGTTATATGTCTTCCGATGTTGGGTTAGAAGATACATCTGAAAGTTTTGGTTTACCTGCAACAGCAGACTTTATGTTTGCGTTAATTACCAATGAAGAATTAGAAGCATTAAATCAAATGAAGATTAAACAATTAAAGAATCGTTATAGTGACCCAGCAACTAACCGTGCATTTATTATTGGCGTAGATAGAGCTAAAATGAGATTGTATGATGTTGAACAAAAGGCACAGCAAATAGTTGATAGTAACCAAGAGTCAAAAGAAGAAATTAATAAACCACAAGGTCCTCAACCAGATGATACTTATGATAAGTTTTCAGGATTTAAAGTATGAAACATAAACCAAAGAAAAGTAAGAAATATAAACAAAAGAATAGTTGGTTTAAAAAAATAAATCATCCACCCTTATATTATAAAGCTGAAATGGTAAAGAAGCGTGGCAAGATATTGTGGCAAGCATTAGAAATGCCAACCAAAAGTATTATCATTGAAAGTTTTTTTGAAGAAGATGTTAAGAAACTTGTTAAGTTTCAAAACAAACATAAAGTATGGCAAGACAATGGGGGTATACCTAAATTCCTTTGTCTTTCTTTTGGCCCCAAAAGAGTAAAAATCCACTCACCACGTAGTCATTGACATTAAGCCTCTTTTCTGATATAGATAAATATAGAAGGAGAGATTAATGGCAGATTCACCTAAACAAGCAGAAGCCGCTCAAGCACTTTTTAGTGCTGTAGTTGATTATTATGGTAAGCCTTTAACAACAGGTATTGATAATTATACAGATTTTAAAAAAAAACATCAAAAAGCTATCAATGCAGTTAAGATATATGTTGAAACACCAGGTGTTAATTTTCAAGGCATTGAAACATTTTTAACAAAAGATTTAGATTGGTTTAAATCATCTGTTAATATTGCAAATAAACTTTTAGAATTTACAAAAATTATTGCTAAAAAAACTTATCAAAAAATTAAACCAAAAGGTCTTACACTTTATTATGTAAGAGGTGATAGGAATATATTTGATGGTTTTGCAAAGATTTGGGATTATACAAATAAATCTGTTAAGAATATTAACAACACCGAAGGTAAAAATAATTTAACATATAATAATATTAATAAGTGGAGCCCTGCTGATATTTATTTAGCTTCTACTTATGCGAAAAGATTGGTAAGTGATATTGCTGAAAATAAAAAAGTTAAATATAAAATAGGCAAAGGTGTGCTTATAACAACTTTAGCTAATTTTAAAGATTTTTCTATTTTAAATGCTTTTGTAAGAGAGTTAATAGTTTCAGGAGATTTATTACCTTTATCATTAAAGAAAGCACCTGAATATGAACAAACAAAAATTAAAACAATAAATTTTTTACCTAGTGATGTTCAAAAAGTATTAAAGGAACAAAATATAGGATATCAAGGTTATATTTTCAGCAAGACACCTAAAGTATTTAATTCAAAAGATGTTTATATAAAATTTACAACTAAAGGAAATTTATTACAATTTAGAGATAAAGGTTCCTCAGGAATGTCTAAAGGTAAAGCACCTACATATTCTTATCAAGGTATTATAACAGGTGGTAAGACAGCTCTTGATGGAGGTTTAGCTGGTCAATCAATTGGTGATGTTTTAATTTCAACTAATCCAGCAGCGGGTAGGATGTTTGCTTTACAAAATCAAAAAAAAGTTATTAATGACGCTACAAATATATCAGTTGCTATGCACAAAAATATTAAAAATGCTACAGATAATTCAATTTGTAAAAAAGTTTTTAGTTATGTAAATAAGTATAGTCAATCAAAATATAATAGTAAGGATGATTTATATAAAGCATTATATAAAGAGCCAGGGTTTACGAAAAAAGACGGTAAAGTAGGTGATAGAGCACGAGCACAATTTATATTTGGGAAATATTTGGGTGGTTCTATGATTGAAATATTTGAAAAAAATAAAATTTTGGCAAATGAAATGGTTACTAATATGATATTATACGCAGGCTCTAGGTCAAAGACATCTAGTCCTCATTTTAAGGCAAGTGATATTTCAGCATTTTAAAATATATAAATAGTATTACAAATTGATATGTTAATGGGTAAGTGATTTTTTGTAAATGGATATAGTGGAGAATAAATGCAAAGTTTTAAACAATATTTAAATGAATCTAGGAATACACACCTAGAACACTTAGAGGACGAAATAGTAAATAACGGTTATGACGGAGGTGTCAATGCTGTTAATTTCCTAAGCTCAATAAGAGATATGATGTTGGGCTCATCTAGGTCCAAACTCAATGTATCAGTAAAATGGGATGGTGCACCAGCAGTTTTCTGTGGTATCAATCCTGAGAACGGCAAGTTCTTTGTCGGTTCAAAATCCATTTTCAATGTCACCCCAAAAATCAATTATACTAATTCAGATATAAGCCGTAATCACTCTGGTGGTTTAGTGGATAGGTTAAAAGTCTGTTTAAAGTATTTACCAAGATTAGGTATAAGAGGAGTTGTACAAGGCGATTTACTTTTTGTTCCTGGTGATATTAAAGGTGTCACTATACACGGAGAGAAAGCAATTGCTTTTAAACCTAATACTATAACCTATGCTGTGCCTGAAGGTACACCTTTAGCAAGTAGAATATTAAGAGCAAAATTAGGTATCATATTTCACACATCTTATTCAGGTAACTCAATGTCAAAATTGAAAGCAAGTTTTGGTGTTAATGTAAGAAGTTTTAATAATTCATCTGCTGTATTCTTTTCTGACGCAAGTTATAAAGATACTTCAGGTGTTGCTACATTTACATCCAGCGAGTCTGATTCATATGACGCTCAATTAAGAATGGCAATGGGGTCAATTAAAAAAGGTAAATCAGTTTTAGAATTAATGAAACGACAAAAGAATTTATTGTCTGTTGGTGCTAGATTGAAAATCTTTTTTAATGATTATGTAAAAAGAGGCAAAAGTGTCCCATCAGCAAAAGGGGCTTACAATGATTTTAGAAAATATTATGCAAGTGCTTTAGATGATGAAGTGGATGCTAGAAAAACAGATAAAGCAAAAAGTAAATATGCAACTATAAGAAATGAAGGTTTAAGATTTATAGACCGATACGCTACTGAACTTTATTTTGCGATTGCAAGTTATATGACTTTACAAAAAGTCAAAAGTTTTTTAGTACAAAAAATGAATCAAATTAAATCTATCGGAACATTTATACAAACAGATAAAGGATTTAGAGTTACCAATCCAGAAGGTTATGTTGCAGTAGATAGAAGCGGAAGTGCTGTTAAGTTAGTAGATAGATTAGAATTTAGTACGGCAAACTTTACGATTGCCAAGAGTTGGATCCGAGGATAATGAAAGAATTTTTATCACATTTAGCAGAAGGTGTTTATGATAAAGGAATCTTCAAAGCATTTTTCCTTGCTGGAGGACCAGGGTCAGGTAAGACTTTTGTAACCCAAAATGTATTTTCAGGAAGTGGATTAAAACTTGTAAATTCGGATGCACAATTTGAAAGAAAATTAATAGCTGCAGATTATTCTTTATCAATGCCACCTGAAGAAATAAAAGGTAGAGAAGTAATTAGACAAAGTGCAAAAAGATTAACAGCAGATTTAATGACAAATTATTTAATTGGAAGATTAGGATTAGTTATAGATGGTACAGCAAGAGATTATCAATTAATTGAAAGACAAGTACAATTATTAAGAACAACATTAGGTTATGATAGTTATATGATTTTTGTTAATACAAGTTTAGATGTAGCATTGGAAAGAAATGCTGGAAGAATTAGACGGGTTCCAGTAGAGGTAACCAAAACATCTTGGAAAACTGTACAAAGTAATATGGGTAAATTTCAATATCTATTTGGTCGTAAAAATTTTATTATAGTAGATAACAATAATGCTAATGAAGATATATTAAAAAAAGTAGCAAAAAAAATTAGAATAATGATGAGCAATCCTATACAAAGTTTTACTGCTAAAAGATGGATTGTAAATCAATTAAAGGCAAAGAAAAGGGTGTAATGAGAAAAACTTTTAAAACATTTCTTAAGGAATCTATTATAGACATTCCTAGAAGTAGATATGCTGTTGATATATTTGATGACGCTGAAACACAAAATCCAAAATTAAAACCAAAAGTTGTGGATATGATTAAAGCAGGTGCAAAACATTTTGAAAAATTTGGTCCTGTTGTATCAATAAAACTAATAGGTTCTATTATTGGAAAGAGATATAGAAATGACGCAGATTTAGATATTGATATACTGATAGACTTGCCACCAAAAGATAGAGAAACAATTGGTTTAGAAGCAAGAGAATCTGTAGGAGAAGTAAGTGGTAAGTTAGTACCAGGTACACAACACCCAATTAATTATTATCTTCAAACAGACCCTAAAGTAAATGACGCTCATCTTGAAACTGCTACAGGTGTTTTTGATGTACTCAAACAAAAATTTGATAGGAGACCTAAAGCACAAGAGTTTGATCCTAAAAAATATGAGGCAGAATTTCAAAAGAAAGTAGCAGAAATAGATGTAGTCAAAGGAGAATTAAAAAGAGATATAGTTGACTATGAAGAATTAAAAGAATTATCTCCAAAAGATATTGAAGGTTTACAAAAAAGTATTAGTGAAAAGTTAAAAGAAATAGAGGACGCTATTGAAAAGTTTTCCAAAATGGGAGACGAACTTATGCAGGCAAGAAGGGATTTATTTAATAGACCTATGACACCAGAAGAAATTAAAAAATATGGTGTTGCCCATAAGTTACCTAAAAATGTTGTCTATAAATTTTTGGAGAAATTCCATTATACAAAATTCTTTAAAAAATGTAAAGATATATTAGATGATGATAAGGTTACAGACGCAGAAATTGATTCATTAAAAACAGAAAGTAAGTCAGGTGATGAACTTGAACATTTAAAGTTAATGAATAAAGCTTTAAAAACATTTGCTGGTTCTCCAAAACAAAAAGATATTATAAAACAATTAAATGTTGTTAGAAAAAGACTTGGTTTAAAACCATTAAAAGAATCAGTTGAACTTGATGAATTTTCAATGAGAGATTTGAAAAGATGGACTACAGATAGACAAAGAATAAAAGGAGCTTTAGCTTATTGGAAACAGAAGAATTATAAAATTGACCAACATCAGATAGCACAATGGTTTGGTATAGACTATAGAGAATTTGATGACGCCGTTAGAGCTGCAGGTTTGAAAGAAGAATTTTTAAAAGAATCAGTTGCTAGTTCTTGGAACGATTTAATTAGAAGAACTATTATAGACATTCCTAGAAGTACATTCGCTAAACCTGTCTTTGATAAAGCGGATACTGATAATCCAGTATTAAAACCAGCAGTAAGACAGCAATTATTAGACGGAATTAAACAGTT